CTCGTCGAACTGGACGAGGCCGGCGTCCTCGCCAGCAAAGCGGCCGGATGGTGCGCCGAGCACCGGCGGGCGGCGGCATGACCGCCGCCGTCCTCGTCGGCCACTACGTGCCCGGCACACCGCAGTGGCACACCGCCCGCCGTGACGGCCTCGGCGGCAGCGAAATCGCCGCCGTCATGGGCCTGTCGCCGTTCGAGTCCCGCTTCTCGATCTGGCACCGCAAGCGCGGCCAGATCGGCCCGGTCGCCGACAACGACGTCATGTACTGGGGCCGCGCCCTCGAACACGTCATCGCCGAAGAGTTCGGCCACCGCCACCCCGAGCTGACCCTCACCCCGTCCGGCATGTGGCGCAACCGCGAACGCCCCTACCAGCTCGGGCAGCCCGACCGGCTCGTCGGCGACGACATCCTCGAGGTCAAGACCGCCCGGTACGACGACGAGTGGGGCGACCCCGGCACCGACGTCATCCCGGTCTACTACCGGGCGCAGTGCCTCTGGTACCTCGACTGCCTCGCCGCCAAGCGCTGCCACGTCGCGGTCCTCATCACCGGCTCCGACTACCGCGAGTACCTCGTCGAGTACGACCAGGCCGACGCCCTGGCCATGCGCGCGGCCGCGGCCGAGTTCATGGCCGACCTGCGCGCCGGCAGGCGGCCGGACATCGACGAGCACTCCGCCACCTACGAGGCCGTCCGCGAGCTGCACCCCGACATCGAGCCCCGCTCGGTCGAACTGCCCGCGCCCGTCGCCCTGGCCTACCTCGACGCCCTCGCCACGGCGAAGGACGCCGCCGACGCCAAACGCGCCGCCAGCGCCCGCGTCATCGACGCCATGGGCAACGCCCACAAGGCCACCCACCTCGGGGCCGTCATCGCCACCCGCGCTGTCCGTGGCGAAGGGGCCCCCCACCTGCGCGCCGCCAACGGCGCAGCCGACCAGCAACGGAGTGCAGCCGCATGACCGCCCAGACCGTCAGCAGCGCGATCGCCACCCGGGACGACTCCCCGCGCGGCCTGATCGCCCAGTACCGCGACAGCTTCGCCGCCGTCGTCCCCTCCCACGTCAAGGCCGACCAGTGGGTCCGGCTCGCCCAGGGCGCACTGAAGAAGGGGAAGGTCGTCGCCGTCGGCCGGCCCGGCAGCCCCGACCACTGGAAGGGCACCGAGCTGGAGCTCGCCGCCCGCAACAACCCCGGCGTGTTCCTCGCCCACCTCCTCGACGCCGCCCGACTCGGCCTCGAACCCGGCACCGAGCAGTACTACCTCACCCCGCGCAAGGTGAAGGGCCAGCTGGAGATCCTCGGGATCGTCGGCTACCAGGGCCACATCGAGCTGATGTACCGGGCCGGCGCCATCTCGTCGGTGATCGCCGAGTGCGTCTACCTCAACGACGTGTTCCGCTACCGGCCCGGCGTCGACGAGCGTCCGGTCCACGAGATCGACTGGGACTCCGAGGACCGCGGCCCGCTGCGGCTCTCCTACGCGTACGCGGTGATGAAGGACGGCGCCACCAGCAAGGTGGTGGTGCTCAACCGCGCTGCCATCGAGACGATCAAGAAGTCGTCCCAGGGTGCGAACACTGAGTACTCGCCGTGGGTGAAGCACGAGGCGGCGATGTGGCTCAAGAGCGCCGTGCGGCAGCTGGCGAAGTGGGTGCCGACGAGCGCGGAGTACCGCAACGCCCTCCAGCGCGCCGGGCAGGACGACCAGCCCACGGTCGGCGACGCCGCCACCTCGATCGGCACCCCCGACCCGATCGACGCCGTCGTGGCCGGCCAAGTCCTCGGGGACGACTACGTCGACGCCGAGGTGGTCGAGCCGGCGACGACCGACCAGGCCACCAGGGTGCTGACCTGGGTCGCCGAGCACGCCGTCGAGCTGGACTACGTGCCGACGATGCTGCGGGCGCTGGCTGGCCGCGAGGCCGCCACGGTCGAGGAGTTGACGCACGACGAGGCCGACGCCGTGCTCGCCCAACTGCGCCGCCTGGCTGGCCAGCACACCGGCGACGACCTCGTGATGGCGCTGGACCACCTGGTCACCGAGCTGCTCGACCAGCAGGGAGCGAGCGCATGACCTGGGCGGACGGTCCCTGGCTCGCGCTGGACACCGAGACAACCGGCGTCGTCACCGCCACCGACCGCGTCGTCACCGCCACAGTGCTGCTTATCAGCGAGGTCGACCCGGCCACCAGCCGGTCCACCATCGACGCCCACAACTGGCTGATCGACCCCGGCGTCGAGATCCCGGCCGCCGCCACCGCCGTGCACGGCATCACCACCGAGTACGCCCGCGAGCACGGCCAGGCCCCGGGCGACGCGATCGCCGAGATCGTCGACGTGCTCGGCAAGTACTGGGCGCCGGACCTGCCGGCCGTGGCGTTCAACGCCTCGTTCGACCTCGGCATCCTCGACGCCGAGGCGCATCGCCACCTGGGTCGCGGCCTCGCCCTCGGTGGTCCCGTGGTCGACCCCCTGGTCATGGACCGCGCGGTCGACCGCTACCGCAAGGGCGGCCACAAGCTCGACGCCTGCTGCCGCGTCTACGGCGTCCAGCTCGACAACGCGCACACCTCCAGCGACGACGCGCTCGCCGCGGCTCGCGTCGCCTGGCACATCGCCAACCGCTACCCCGAGATCGGCCGGCAGACCCTGCAGCAACTGCAGGTGTGGCAGGCGGAGCAGCACGCCGTGTGGGCCGCCGGGTTCGAGGACTGGCTGGTCAAGCAGAAGCGCCGCGCCAACGCCACCCCCGACGAGATCGAGGCCGTCCGCGTCGAGCGCGGGTGGCCGGTTCGGAGCACGTCATGACCGCCCTCCTGCCCCCCACCTCCCTCGCGGTACTGCTCGTCCTGGCGAGCGTCGCGGGCGGCGTGGCCCTCGGCTTCCACCTCCGTGGCCTGGCCGACATCGCCTCGGTGGCCCGGGAGAACCGCGCACTCCGGGCGTTGCGTGCCCTGCCGCCGGCGGGTACGGCCCCGATGCCCGCGCTTCCGTCGGCCGACCTCCCCGACGTGGAGGAGTGGGTCAGGGCGGTCCGCGCTGCGGACGACATCCCGCTGCACCCCCAGTCGGTGACGGCGGCCGAGGTGTACCCGGCTCTGGCCCGGGACCGGGAGGCGCAGGCGGCGGCGGACCGGATCACCGGACCCGGCGACACCCGCCGCATCCTGGCTGGCCCTGAGCCGAAGGTCGGCAGGCACGCGGCGGCGCGCCGGATCGTGGGTGCGGTATGACCACCGAGGAGATCCTGTTCGAGGCCGCTCTCCGGTGTGAGCGGTACGGGCTGCACAAGGGCGAGCTGTGGCCGGGCGCAGCGTTGCTCGGCCAGGGCTACGTGCCGGACAGCCCATGCTGCGCGCTCGGGCACATTCGGGTCGCCGCTGGACTCACCGCGCCGGAGATCGGCGTTGGCGATTGGGACCGCTCCGGCGCCTCGAATGCCGAGGGGGAACTGGCCGACTACCTGGCCCGGGTGGCGAACGACGGCGACGTAGACGTTGCCGAGTGGTCCGACGCCCCCTCTCGCTCTGCCACTGATGTCGCTGCCGCTATGCGTGCCGCTGCGGGGAGGGCGGCATGAACGGCGATGACCTCTGCCGCTGCGGTCACATCCGCTCGCAGCACGGCGACGACGGACAGTGCTCGGTCGATGATCCCTGGTACGGCGGCGTTCTGCCGTGCTGGTGCATCCGGTTCACTGCCGACGCGGCGGCCGACGCGTGCGACTGCGACGCCGCCCTGGTCACCACCGCGCGGACCATCGGCGTGGAGATCACGGCCACGCCCGTGCGGCCCGACCCGACGGGCTACGACGCAAACCCGATGACCTGCCCGCACGGCACGACCTGGTACCAGCAGCCGACTGCCGAGCAGGTCGAGGCCTGGCGTCGGGACGGTGTCGCGTGACCGCCCCCCAGTCCCCATCCGCCCGCCTGGAGGCGGCAGCGGGAGTGCTGGAGCGGCTGGCATCCAAGGCGACGCCTGGGCCGTGGCGGGCGGTGCGGCACGACCGCGAGGGCTTCGTCGGGTTCGGCTGGATGGCATCACCACTCGCCGACGACCTGCCCGCGGTCGCTGCCCAGATCGGCCTGTCCTCATGAGCTTCGACGACCCCTACGCCGAGCCCCAGCCCCCACCCCCGGTGGTCCTCACCGACGCCCAGGTGGCCGACCTACTCGCGTTGGTGAGGGCGTCCATCCCGGTCGAGGACAACGTCCGGGCCGACAACCGACTCCTGCCACGCCGAGCACGAGTCCTGGGTGTACCGGTCGACCGCTGTGTCCTCCCTGGCCCTTCTCACTCTCGCTGCCGCCCTCGCATGGGTGGGGCGACTGACCTACCGGAGGACCCGATGACCTTGAGGCAGATACGGCTGCGGTTCAGGGCCGCCATCCACGAGATCGCCTGCGGCGAGTGCCGCGTCACGTGGCTGTCCTGGCTCCAGCGCCTCGCTGGCATCCAGCGCGGCTTCACGCCCACGGTGACCAACCCCCCGGTCGTGACCTACCGGAGGTGGCGCACGTGAGCGCCGACGACCAGAACTGCCGCCGATGCGCTGGCGAAGGCCCGGTGCACGAGTGTCCGGTCTGCGCCTTGGACATGTTCGGGCAGTTGCAGGTTGAGCGGGAGCTGGAGGCGGCCTCTGCCCGACAGTTCGCCGCCCTGCTGGACACAGAGCGTGTGGCCCACCGGCACGCCGTGCTGCGCTGGATGGAGGCCGATGCTGACTGCGCCGATGCGTTGGCCGAGTTGCGGGGGATTGACGCCGCCATGGAGGCGGCGCCGATGCCGACTGACCCCGTGACCGCCACCTCACCCACCCCCGACGGCACCCCCGGGGGCATGACAGCCGAGCGGCTGGCGGAGATCCGGCAGACCCACAACGACATGTACAGGTACGCGCCGATCACCAGCCGCGTGTACACGCTCGACGTCCGCGACCTGCTCGCCGAGGTCGACCGGGTGCACACCTGGGCCGGGGTGATGTCCCTGCTCGACGAGCACTACCCGGCGGCCGTCTTCCCCGGCGGTGGTGGAGCGGATCCCGGCCCCCGGATCATCGGGCTGATCCGCGAGGTCGACCGGCTCACCACCGAGCGGGACGCCTACGGCCGCCGCGCGCTGGCCGCCGAGAAGCAAACACTGCTGGACACGGTCATCAGGCACCGGCTCATGGAAGAGGTCAACGCGGCCGTACGGGAGCGCGACTCCGCCCGTGCCGAGATTGACGCGGTGCACGCCGAACTCGTGGAGGCGTTCGACGGCCACGACTTCCCAACCACCGACGTCACCGACGGTGAGGCGGTCCGCATCCTGTCCGCCGCGCTGGGGTTTGAGCGCGAGAATCGCCGCCGGCTCGGGGCCGAGGTCGACCGGCTCACCACCGAGCGCGACGCCGCGCAGGCTGAGCGGACCCGCGTCCTGCGGGTGACCGACGGCGTGGTGGCCGATGCGTGGCGACCGCGCCCCGCTGCGGCGGCGAGCTGGCACGCCGACCACCTCTGCGGCCACGGCGAGTTCGCGGACTGCCGGTCGACAGCCCCGGCCGCCCGAGTGGTCGTCTGCGGGTCGCTGTCGCAGCAGGCCGACCTCGACGGGGTGGCCGCCGTCTACCAGCACTACGGCCATGACGTGCTGTCCCCGCAGCCCTCCGACCGGCCCCGTACGGAGCTGGACGCCGAGTGGCTGCAGGCGATCGAGCGCGCCGACCTGGTGGTGGTGGTGCGCAAGCCGGACGGGTCCATCGGTGCGCAGACGACGGCCGAGGTGATCCACGCGCTGGCCTGGGACGTGCCGGTGCACTGGCTCATGCCGTCCGCCACCCCGGACGCCGTGACCACCGAACCGATGCCCTGCGGGTGCACCTCACACGATCCGGCCGATCACCAGGACACCTGCGGCCACTGCCACGCCGGTGTCGACGAGGCGTGCGGGCCCGACTGCCCGGTTGACGGCGACGGCGTCAACCCCGACTACGACCCCGACACGGAGGTGGCCGCGCCGTGACCGTCTACGTGGACCGCTTCATCGTCTCCGTCCCACCGCAGTGGGAGGGCGGCGGCCACCTGCTGACCTCCGACCTCGCGGAGCTGCACGCCTTCGCCGCGAACATCGGGCTGAAGCGGCGGTGGTTCCAGGACAAGACGTTCCCGCACTACGACCTGACGAAAAGCAGGCGAGCCGCCGCGTTGCGCACCGGCGCGACGTCAATCGAGCCGGGCGAGTTCCCCGACGACCTGCTGGTCCGATGCCCGGACGGTGGCCACGAGCCGTATGCGGCCCGCGTGGCCCGCCGTTCGACCACCGAGGGGGCGAGTACCTGATGGACCTCGACATCGAGCGGGTGCTCGACGCGGCCGCGCGCACCGAATCGCACGTGCACCGGTGGTCGTACTACGACGACAGCTGCGCCCGCGAGGACTGGGACAGCCCGGCGACGTTGGCGCTCCTGTCCCCGGCCATGTACGAGGACCCGGACCCGCGGGGTGCTCCGCACCGGCAGTGCGCGGACTGCCACGTCGTCGAGTGGGCGGTCCCGGCGATCACGGTGCAGCAGCCGTGGGCGTGGGCTATCGCGGTCGGCGCCAAGCCGGTGGAGCTGCGCAGCCGGCCGACCCGGTGGCGCGGTCCGCTGGCCATCCACGCCGGCACCCGGTGGTCGCTGCGCGGCGAGGCGGACGAGCGCGTGCGCACAACCGGCCCGCTGTATCCAGGCGGGGCGCTGTACGACCACCAGGAGAGCGACGACTCCGAGTGCACGCGCGGCGCCGTGATCGCCCTGACGACGCTCGCCGACTGCCACCCGGCGGCCGGGTGCTGCCCCCCGTGGGGTGACGACAGCTACGACGGCAAGCCCGTACACCACCTGGTGCTCAACGAGCTGCGGCCGGTCAACCAGCCGGTGCCGATGAAGGGTCGCCTCGGGGTGTGGGTGGCGTACCTGCCGTGGCCAGTTACAGAGCGGCACGAGTGCGACGACTGCGGCGAGGAGTACGCGGACGCACTGGACGGCGGCCTGTGTCGGCGCCTGCCGTGCCGGATCGAGGCCGACAACCGCGCCATCCGCGCTGCTGCGGAGGTGCGGTCATGAACGCTCCACTGTTCAATTACGCGCCGCCGCCGGACGGGTTCGATGCCTCCCCGTATCCCCCGTCGGGGCAGTCGGACTCGCCGCGCCCGGTGTGGGCGCTGGGTGCTTGCGACGAGGTCACGGCGGTGATGGCGGCCGGGCACGACGCGGTGTCGGTGGCCGCGCTGCAGGCGTACCGCACGAGCCTGATCGGCGGCGCACCCACTGGCGAGTGGTGGGAGACCGCCGACGTCGAGCCCGTCTGGGTGGTGATCCACACCCAGTGCGGGTGCACCGAGGAGCAGCACGCCGCGCACCGGCGGCTCGATGCGGCCGGCGGGGACACGCCCTGCCCCGATGGCTGTGCGCATCCCGGCCTGCCGCCGTGCATGGACCACGGCGACGTGTACGCGATCGAGTGGACCGCAGAGGACGCGACGGCTGAGACTCCCGGCGCGCTGGCTGTGGTGCGCACTGTCCGTGAGGTGCAGCGGTGATGGCCATCGACTGCCCGTCGTGCGGACTACCCGACCCCCACCGGGGCCAGGGCGACGGCATCGGCTCCTGTGAGTGCACCCGCTGCCGATGCTGCGACGCCGGTCCGGACGACTGCGACTGCGCCCAGGACTGGGACGGCGATCCGGACGACCCGGACGACGACCCGCTGTGCAACGACACGGCGTGCCAGACTCGGGCCGCGCGGAAGGCACCCCGCCGTGGCTGACCCCGTGCGCGAGAGCGCCGCCCGTCCGCCCGTGAAGCAGGTGATCGCCCATGCGATCCACGCCGCGCTGTGCTCGGACTGCGACCCGTCGGCGGGGACCGGCCTGACGATCCGGGCAGCTGACGTCGACAAGGCAGTGCCCGCTGTCCTCGACGCCCTCACCGCCGCCGGTATCCGCCTGGCCATGCCGGGAGAGGTGGTGGTGCGGCTGCCGGAGGTGGAGGTGTCCCGCGCGGACGGCCACACCGCCGTGGTGGCGAAGGAGCTGGGCGGCTTCCCCGCCTACGTGCACGGGCGCGTCCTGCCACGCCAGTACGCGGACCACGCCGACTACGTGTCGATCTCGGCTGCGCCCATCGGCTGGCGCGGACTCGATGCTGCCCGGGCGCACGCCCTGCGGGTGCTCGCTGTCGTTGCAGCGATCGAGCGCGCCACCTCCCCGGCTGAGCCCACCGACCACCCGGGGGGTGAGCGATGAGCGCGCCGATCACCACGCCCCGCACCGTCGAGGAATGGGCCATCGCGCGGCAACGCGCCCTCGACAACCTCGACTCGTACATCGCCGTCCTCAGCGGCTACGGCCGCCTGCACGGCATGACCGACGAGGCCATCGATGAGGCCATCCGCACCGGACAGGCCCACGCTGACGCTGCAGGTGCGACATGACGCAGCGCGCCTGCTCGATCTGCCACCACGAGATCACTGTCCGGCTCGACGGCCAGCTCCAGCGACACCCGTACGGCTCGACCACGCCCTGCCCCGGTGGCGGCCGGTGGGTCAAGCCACCGACCGAGCGGCCGGACGCTCGGCCAGATACTCGGTTCGCCGCACCCGCCGACAACGACCTCGCATGGGCGGCGCTGCTGCTCGCCGGTTCGACCAGTCGCCCGTCCTCCCCACCCGTAGGAGGTGGGGACAGGTGAGCACCTACGCGGAGTTCCTGGCGGCGAAGGCGCCGCTGGCCCAGTCATCCGGATTCGACGTCGAGCTCGACGCGATCCACCCGCTGCTGAAGCCCCACCAGCGGGCCATCGTGCGATGGGCTGTCGCCGGCGGCCGGCGGGCCATCTTCGCCGCGTTCGGCCTCGGCAAGAGCGTCATGCAGCTCGAGGTGCTGCGCCTCATCCTGGCCCTCATCGGCGGCGGCCGGGCCCTGATCATCTGCCCGCTCGGCGTGCGGCAGGAGTTCGTCCGCGACGCCGCCATGCTCGGCCTGACCATCACGTTCATCCGCACATCGGCCGAGGTCGACGGGCCGGGCCTGTACCTGACCAACTACGAGTCGGTCCGCGACGGCCGCCTGGACCCGAACCTGTTCGACGCGGCCAGTCTCGACGAGGCGTCCGTGCTGCGGTCCTACGGATCCAAGACCTACCAGACGTTCCTCACCCTGTTCGACCGCGTGCGATACCGGTTCGTGGCTACCGCCACGCCGAGTCCGAACCGCTACAAGGAGCTGATCCACTACGCCGGGTTCCTCGGCGTGATGGACACCGGCCAGGCCCTCACCCGCTTCTTCCAACGCGACTCGACCAAGGCCAACCACCTCACCCTGTACCCGCACAAGGAACGCGAGTTCTGGCTGTGGCTCAACACCTGGGCGGTGTTCCTGCAGCGCCCCTCCGACCTCGGCTACGACGACACCGGCTACGACCTACCCGAACTGGAAGTCGTGTACCACGAGGTCGCGGTGGACCACTCCACCGCGCCGGTCGACCGGGACGGGCAGGCGCCGCTGTTCCGCGGCGGCACCGCCCTCGGTGTCTCTGACGCCGCCCGGGAGAAACGCGACACCCTGGCCGCCCGGGTCGCCACGATGGTCGAGATCGTCACCGCCGCACCCGAGGACCACTTCATCCTGTGGCACGACCTCGAGGACGAACGCCGCGCCATCAAGCAGGCCCTGCCCGACGCCGTCGAGGTGTACGGGGCACTCGACCTCGACACCCGCGAACAGCGCATCATCGACTTCAGTGACGGCCGCATTCGGCTGCTGGCCACCAAGCCGGAACTGTCCGGGTCGGGCTGCAATTTCCAGCGGCATTGCCACCGCGCGGTGTTCGTCGGGGTCGGGTTCAAATTCAACGACTTCTATCAGGCCATTCACCGACTCCACCGCTTCCTGCAGACGAGCCGCGTCCGGATCGACATCATTCACGCGGAGTCCGAACGCGAAGTGGTGCGCACCCTGCGGGAGAAGTGGGCCCAGCACGAGGAGCTGACCGCCACCATGACCGACGTCATCCGAACACACGGTCTGGACCAGGCCAGCATCAGCAGCGCGCTGACCAGGTCCCTGGGTGTCGACCGCATCGAGGCCGCCAGCGACGGGTGGCTGGTTGCGAACAACGACTGCGTGCCCGAGACCGAATCGATGGCCGATGAGTCGGTCGACCTCATCGTCACCTCCATCCCGTTCGCGAACCATTACGAATACACGCCGTCGTTCAACGACTTCGGCCACACCGACGACAACGGCCATTTCTGGGAGCAGATGGACTTCCTCACCCCGCAACTATTGCGAGTGCTGCGCCCCGGCCGGGTCTACGCCTGTCACGTCAAGGACCGGATCCTGTTCGGCAGCGTCACCGGCGCCGGCGCACCCACGGTGTCCCCGTTCCACGCCGAGGCGCTGATGCACGGCCGCCGCCACGGCTTCGACTACCTCGGCATGATCACCGTCGTCACCGATGTGGTCCGGGAGAACAACCAGACCTACCGACTCGGCTGGACCGAGCAGTGCAAGGACGGCACCAAGATGGGCGCCGGATCCCCCGAGTACATCCTGCTGTTCCGCCGACCCCAGACCGACCGCACCCGCGGCTACGCCGACGTGCCGGTCACCAAGGACAAGGCCGACTACACCCGCGCCCGCTGGCAGGTCGACGCGCACGCCTTCTGGCGCTCCTCCGGCGACCGCCACCTCACCCCGGCTGAGCTCGCCGCGCTGCCGCCGGACCAGATGTCGCGGCTGTTCACCGAACACACCCTCACCGAGGTCTACGACTACGAGAGCCACGTCCAGATCGGCGAGGCCCTCGACGGCCAGGGCACGCTCCCGGCCACGTTCATGTCCCTGGCTCCCGGGTCGCACCACCCCGATGTGTGGCACGACGTCAACCGCATGATCACCCTCAACACCGAGCAGTCCCGCCGGGCCCAGGCCATGCACGTCTGCCCGCTGCAGTTCGACATCGTCGACCGTCTCATCACCCGCTACAGCAACCCCGGCGACCTCGTGTACGACCCGTTCGGCGGCCTGTTCACCGTGCCGGTCCGCGCCCTGCGTCTCGGCCGCCGCGGCCGCGGCGTCGAGCTGAACCCCGGCTACTTCCTCGACGGCGTCAAGTACCTGCAGGCCGAGGAACGCGCCGTCACGATGCCGTCGCTGTTCGACTCGCTCGGCGACCTGGTCGGCGGCGCCGCATGACCGCGCCCACTCCCGTCGGCAGCGTCCACGCCCTGCCACCAGAACCGCCCCCCGGCGCCGTGGTCGAGATCATCGGGGGCACCTGGACCGGCGTCCAATACCGCCGCGACAACCAGCTCTGGAAGGGCATGTGGTTCAAGGTCGGCCACTGGGAGTCCCACACCTGGCCGCTCGTCCTGGCCCTGGCCAAGGACGACGGGGTACGCGTCATCGAGGACGGCACCACCCCGCCGGGAGACGACGGCGGTGATACCGGGTGACCGCCATGACCACCACCCCGGCACCCCTGGACCGGGTGGCCTCCGCGGTGGCCGCCGTCCTCGCGCTCCTGGCCGACCCCGACGACCAGGTGGCCGCCCAGCGTCTCCTCGACGCCGTGCCGGCACTCAAGCGGTCACCGGTCAGCGTGCCGGACCCACCGGCGGCCGTGACCCTCGCGCTGAGCCAGACCCACCGGCAGGTGCTGGCGATGGCCGCCCAGGGCGACACCACCCGGGCCATCGCCCGCCGACTCACCTGTTCCCAGGCCACCGTGCACCGGCGGCTACGGGAGATCCGCAATGCCCTCGGCGCCGACTCCCGCACCCACGCCATCACCCTCGCCCAGGCCGCCGGGCTCGTCTCCACCACCCACCTACCACCGGTGCGGGTCACCATCGCAGCCGTCCCACCGGTCGGCACCGGCGGCGCACCACGCGGCCGGATCGCCCTCGCCCAGGCCGTCCTCAACGACCACGGCCACACCGCCACTGCCGCCGCGCTGGTCGCTCGGGTCCTCGCCGGCGACCACATCCCACACCTCGTGGAGAACCGGCCGGACCCGATCGGGGCACCCGCCCTCCCACTACCTTCCCGCTGATTGCAATAAGGAGCCACGTGACCACGCTCAAGATCGACGGCAAACCCACCGCCACCGCCCGCGACGGCATCGACGCCTACATCCCCGGCCTCTACGCCACCCCCGGGAAACGCCTCGTCGGCGTCATCGAACTCGAACACGTCGAACGCGTCGAACCCGCCCCCGGCGCCGACCGCGAAGCCTCCGTCCGCGTCCGCATCTCCGCCCTCGAGATCGCCAACCCCGACCAGGAAGACCAACTCCGCCAGGCCCAGCAGGCCCTCTACCTCCACCGCACCGCCATGGGCACCCTCGGCGAAGACGGCGACTGGCAACTCGCCAAAGACACCCTCGACCGGTGCGCCGGCATGCTCCACGCCCTCGAAGCCGCCCGCCTCCGCGCCGCCACCAACCACGCCCGCAACCAGGCGAGGCGCGTCCTCGCCGTCCCCGAGATCACGGTCGCCGAGATGCGCCACGAACTCGACCAGCTCGCCGACATGCTCGACGCCACCCTCCGCGCCACCGCCTTCGACGACCAGGGCGAGGACTGACCCCTCATGCACCGCACCACCGACGACCCGACCGGCCGGCCACCCACGCCGACCGGCGGGGTCGTCGTGCCCATCGAGACGGCCGCCGAGCTCCGCGGCCGGATACGGCTCGCGCTCGCGCTGTTCGACCACCGCGGCCACACCGCCGACACCGCACGCCTCGCCGACCGGGCACTCCGCGGGGACTCCATCGCACACCTGGCCGCCGGCGACACCGCCGGACGGCGCACCACGAAGGGGGCATGAGGATGGCGCGCGCCACCGGCGACGGCGAACCCGACGGATTCTGGATCAAGGTCCACGAACGGATGCCAGAACACCCCAAAATCGCGGGCCTGTCCGACAGGGCCTTCCGGCTACTCATCGAGACCTGGTGCTGGTCGCGACGCAACAAGACCGACGGTCACGTCAAGGCCGCCGTGTGGGCCAAACGCGGCACCCCGGCGGCGCGGCGCGAGCTGGTCACCGCAGGCCTCGTCGACCCCGCCGCGGGCGGCGTCGAGATGCACAACTGGACATTCCGGCAGACCCCCGATGCCGAGCTGACCTCAGGCAGCGCGGATCTGTCGGCCAAGCGCGCCGAGGCCGGCGCCAAGGGAGGCCGAGCAACCGCAGCAAACCGGGCAGCAAGTGCCGCAGCAATTGGTGCAGCAAACGGACAGCAAACCACCGAGGCAAGCCAGCAATTGGTGCAGCAAACGGACAGCAAAAGTGCAGCCAGAACTAGAACCAGAACTCCTGTAGTCTCGTCTGGGGTAAAACCCCAGACCGCGCGTACACACGTCCAGGCGAGCGCACGCGATAGCGACCCAACCCCCAGCCCGTCAACCCCCGGCCGCCAGCGCGCCGCCGACCTCAACGCCACCGCCCGACGCCCCGACACCCAGCGCATCCTCAGCCAGTTCGAAACCGCCCGCGGAACCCAGCTGCTCAGCGACGTGCGACGCACCTACGTCCGGATCGTCGACCAACTCCTCGACGAGGGCGTCCCCGAACACGAGATCATCGGCGCCCTGCCCGACCTCGCCACCCGCGGCGCCGGCCCCGCCGTCCTGCCGCACCTCATCGAGGAACGCCGCGCCAAGCAGGCCAGCCGGCCGGTCCACGAACGCCGCCCCGACGAGGTCGCCGACGCCGACCTCACCCCGGCCGTCCTCGACGACCTCCTCGGCCCCGACTCCTGGATGGGCGACCCACCCCCCGACGCGATCGAACTCGGACCCGCCGAACCGCGCCGCGCCTGGTACGCCGCCCGCCGCGACGAACGCCTCACCGAACGCCGTACCGAGGCCCGCGCGGTCCTCGCCCGCCGCCAGGTCCCGGCATGACCGCCGTGGCCGACCCCACCGTCGACGACCTCGACGCCGCCCGCGACGGTGTCGGTGTCGACGCCGAACGCGCCTGCCTCGGCGGCGCCCTGTGGTCCCCGACCGCCATCACCGAGATCGTCGAGATCGTCGACCCCGAGGACTGGTCCCAGCCCAAACACGCCACCATCGCCGCCGCCATCGCCGCGCTCGCCGACACCGGGCAGGTCATCGAACCCACCTCCGTGCTGGCCGAGCTCGAGCGCCGCGGCGAGATGCTCCGCGTCGGCGGCGCCCCCTACCTGCACACCCTCCTCGCGGCGGGCAGCCCCGCGTACCTGCACTACGCCCGGCTCGTCGCCAACCGCGCGCACCTGCGGCGCATCGCCCAGACCGGGCAGCGCCTGCAGCAGCTCGCCCTCGTCGGCGACATCGACGCCCCCGACGAGGTCCTCGACCGGGCCCGCGCCGACCTCGACGCCGTCGCCGAACGCCGCCGCGGCCGCGAGCTGTATGCGTTCGCCGACCTGCTCAACGCGGCCGTCGACGGCTACGGCGACCCGATCCCGCCGGGGCTGGCCACCCCGTGGCCGGACCTCGACGAGATCCTCGGCGGCGGCGGGCTCCGCGCCGGCGCCCTCACCATCGTCGGGGCGAGGCCGGGCGTCGGGAAAGCGCTCGCGCTGGATACGCCGCTGCCGACGCCCACCGGCTGGACGACCATGGGTGAGGTCCGCGTCGGCGAGCGGGTCCTCGGCGCCGATGGCCGACCCACCACGGTGCGTGCCGCCACCGACGTCATGCACGAGCGACCCTGCTACGAGGTGCACTTCTCCGACGGCACGGTGATCGTCGCCGACGCCGACCACCAATGGCTCACCGAGACCCGGGCCGCTCGTCGCGCTGCAGCCGACGACGCCGCGCCCCGCACGTCGCCCCTGGCCCGCGACCAACGCCACAAGCGCGCCACCCCCGCCGTGGTCACGACCGAGCACATCGGTGCGACCCTGCGCTGCCCGACGGCGGACGCCCGACTCAATCACGCTGTCGCGGTCACGGAGCCACTGCAACTGAGCGACGTCGCCCTGCCGATTCACCCCTACGTCCTCGGCGTGTGGCTCGGCGACGGATCGTCCTGGCACGCCAGCCTCACGTGCGCCGACGGCGAGATCCTCCTCGCCCTCCACGCGGCCGGTCAGCCCACGACCCGCCGCGCCAGCCGGTATTCCTACGGCCTGGCCGGGCTGAACAAGCCGCTCCGCCTCGCCGGGCTGCTCCAGAACAAGCACATCCCAGCCGCCTACCTCCGCGCCTCCGAAAGCCAACGGCGCGAACTCCTCGCCGGCCTGCTCGACACCGACGGCACCGTCACCACGGGCGGCGGTGTCCAGCTCGCGGTCACCAACCAGCGCCTCGCTGAAGGCGCGCTCGAGCTCGTCCTCAGCCTCGGCTACCGGGCGACCATGCGCACCAAGCGGGTACGCGGCCGCCACGAACACACGTCCACCTGCTACATGCTCAACTTCACCCCCGGCGACAAGGTGTTCAAGCTCAGCCGCAAGACGGCACGGCAGACCACCCGGGCACCCGGCGCCCGCAACCGGCGCTACATCACCGACGTCCGTCCCGTCCCGTCCGTGCCGGTCCGGTGCATCGAGGTCGACAACGCCGACCACCTGTACCTGGCCAGCCGCGCCATGATCCCCACCCACAACTCCGTGATCGCGGTGAACCTCGCCCGGTACGCCGCGGCCGGTGGCGCCGGCGTGCTGGTCGCGTCGCTGGAGATGCCGCAGGCCGAGCTCATGGACCGGCTCGTCGCCGCCGAAGGACCCGTCGACTACGGCCGGCTCCGCGACCACAAGCTGACCGAGGCCGACTGGCAGGCCGTCGACCGCGCCGCCGCCGCCCTGCGCCACCATCCGATCCGGATCGACGACAACCCGAACGCCACCCTGGCGAGCATCCGCGCCGCCGGCCGCGACATGACCCGCACCCCGACCGGTCTCGGCCTGCTGGTGATCGACTACCTGCAGCTGATCAAGCCGGCCGACTCGCGGCAGCCCCGGCAGGAGCAGGTCGCGGCCGTGGCGCGCGGCTGCAAGCTGCTGGCCCGCGAGCTGGCGGTCCCGGTCGTGGCGCTGTCCGGCATCAACCGCGGCCCCACCGCCCGCGCCTCGGCCCGGCCCACGATGGCCGACCTGCGTGAGTCCGGGGAGATCGAGAACTCCGCCGACCAGATCATCCTGCTGCACCGCGACGACGAGAAACGCGGCGAGATCGAACTCGCAGTCGTGAAGAACCGCGCCGGCCGCACCGGGTCGGTGTCCCTGTCCTGGGCCGGGCACTACCAGCGTGCCGCGTCCCTCTCCCGCTACGCCTGAACGGAGCACCATGCCCAACAACCAGTGGTCCAACCCACCCGTCGACACCCCGCACGACGTCCGACCCGTCGAGCGGGCGCAGGCAACGGCCGCCCAGCCGACGCGGCCACTGCCGGTGACCATCGACCTCATGCCCAACGGTCAGGGCATCGTCCGCGTCGGCGGCGTCGACATCGGCCCAGCCGTCACGGGCCTCACGGTCACCAGCCATGGCGGCGGCCGTGGCACCACCGCCACCCTCGACCTGCGGGTCGAACTGCACGCCGCAGTGGATCACTCGCGAATCGCTATCCCGGACCACACCCACGCCGCCCTGCTCGAGCTCGGCTGGACGCCGCCCGGCAGTGAGGCCAGCCGATGACCGCCGCCCTGTTCGACACCCCAGCCGACCCAGCGCCGCGACCCGAACCCCGTATCGAGCACGTGCTCACCACGTTCGTCGCCGGGAAGCCCGCACCCCAGGGCTCCAAGCGGTACCTCGGCGCCGGGCGGCCGATGATCGAGTCGTCCAAGGCCGTCGCACCGTGGCGCGCCGACATCCGAACCCACCTGCTCATCGCCCACGACGGGCCACCCCTCGCCGGCGCCGTCCACCTGGTGCTGGAGTTCGTCCTCCCGCGCCCGACCAGCACACCGAAGCGACGAACCCCGGCCGCGGTGAAGCGCCCCGACCTCGACAAGCTCATCCGGGCGGTGCTCGACGCCGTCACGTCGGCCGGGGTGTGGCGCGACGACTCGCAGGTCGTGCAGCTCGATGTGCGGAAGCGGATCGCCGAGGCGGACGAGACCACCGGGTGCCGCATCGTGATCGCCCAGGAGATCCCGTCGTGACCACCACGGCCCACGAGTTCACACCCGACCAGATCGAGGCCAGCATCGCGCGGGCCATCCACGACCGGGAGCTCGCCGTGGTGCCGAGCCTGATCCGGCTGCTCGCCGTGCAGGCGCCCGACCGCGCGCAGCTGATCATGGACACCATGAAGGTCGGCATCGCCATCAACCGGGAGCGGACACCGTGAGCAACGGCAGCCAGCTGGCCGAGTCCGGGCAGGCGTTCACCCGGGACCGCCACACCAACCACCGCATCCGCGCGTCGGCCACCCGGTACGTCCTACGCCGCGCACAGTCACCGAAGGACGCGCTGGTCCTGCTCGACGCGCTCGGGCTCCGACTCGACGGAAGGGGCACACCATGACCGTGACCACCACTGACGGGGACCTACCGGCGCGTGACGGCAAGGGTCGGTTCGTCGCCGGTGTCGACTCGATCGAGCGGGACGCGGAGGCCATGCGGCTGCGGTCGCGGGGCTGGTCGCTGGCGGCGATCTCCGACGAGCTGGGCTACGGCGACACGTCGAACGTTCGGCGGGCGTTGGCGAAGCACACCGAGCGGGTCACGGGTGAGGCGGCTGCGGAGTTGCGGCAGGCGCAGCTGGAGGAGTTGGACCGGCTCACCTCGGCGGCGACGGCGGTGTTGGAGGCGAAGCACGTGACGATCTCCAACGGTCGGGTGGTGACTCTGCCGGGGCCGGATGGTGCTGGGTCGGTGCCGGTGGAGGATGACGCGCCGGTGCTGCGTGCGGCGGAGACGTTGCTGCGGATCCAGGAGCGGCGGTCGAAGCTGCTCGGGTTGGATGCGCCGACGCGGCAGGACATCAACCAGTCGGCGGTCGTGCGGTACACGGTCGAGGGCGTAGCGATGGAGCGGCTGACGTGACTGCCGCCCAGCCGATCGAGCCGCGCCTGACGGTCACGAAGCTGACGCAGTACGTACCCATCTCGACCGAGCTCCTGCGCGAGCCGACGGACGCCGAGCGCGCGGAGTGGGCGGCGCAGCGTGCCGCCGAGCAGGTGCGCGAGTTGGCCCAGCGCGAGGCCTACGCCGCGGTGATCGACCAGACCGTCGGCCTGCTGCTGCGCGAGGTGCTTGCGCTGCACCGGCCGGTCGAGGACCACGGCCGCTGGGTGTGCACCGGCTGCGACTGGGACGGCGTCGACGGTGAGCCGGCGATGTGGCCGTGCCGCACCGCTCGGCTCGTCGGCCTGCCCACCACTGAACGGAGCGGCACGTGACCGACCAGCCAGCCGCGGCCGTGGCCCACGTGGTCGTCGGGTTCGCCTCCGACGTGCAGCCAGAGACGGGCCTGTTCGGCAGCCCCGTGCGGATGATCCCCATGCCGGACCTGCCGGGCACGGAGCAGGTGTTCCTGACCCTGGCCGTCGCTCGGGATGTGTTCGACGAGGTGGATCGGACGTGGTTCGCCGCCCACCTGGGCAGCGAGATCGCCGACAAGGTCCGCGAGCTGATCATGCGCGGGCCGCAGCCGATGACCGCCGATGACGCGGACGGGAGCACCACGTGACGCCGCGATGGTGGACGCGACTCCACGCCTCGCGCCTCATTCGGAGGGCCGAAACGAGAAGCGCCTCGGCATCCACGCAGGTCGGGGCGCCGCTCCCGCTCGACTGGCTCCGCACGCCGGTCCCGTTGTCCGTCGCCGACGTCAAGCAGCTGGAGGCGCGGTGGCGGGAGGCACTGGCCAAGCCAGTCAAGATCACCGCGCTGCACCTCCCGGCCGTGTCCACGCCAGCGCTCACCGAGGACGTAGCGGTCGACAGCGACGGCGAACCGTTCGCCCACCGGGTCACCGTCGGCCCGACCAGCATCACGCTCACCCTCGCCGACGCGGCCGCGCTGGACGGCGACCCCGAGCGGGAGGCGAAGCTGCGGGCCATGGTGCGGGCATCCGAGGACTGGGTGCGGTACGGGCCGCCACCGCTCCGCGTCGAGGTGGCCGACCTGATCGAGCAGGCGCGCGACGCCATCGTGGCCAACCCGCCGGACTGGCCACGGCTCGGCATCCAGCCCGCCAACGGCTGGCCGACCACCACAGGCAGCATCGCCGTCCCGCTCGACCTGGACGCGGTGATCCGCGAGATGACCGGCGTCGTCCACACCGCCCGTCGACCACGCGCCGCACGCATCGAACTCGGCGACCACGCCGAGCGGATGCTCCGTAGCGCCGCCCGCATCGAGCCGGACGACGCACCCCGCTGGGCCGCCGACAACGTCGTAATCCGCATGTACGGCGTGCCCGTCGTGGTCGACGACCGGCTGAACCCCGGCCGGTGGCGCATCCTCGACCACGACGGGCACGTCATCTCGGAGGGTGACGTCGGGCCGCCGGTCATCGACTGGGAAGCGACGCTCGCCGCAGGGGACCTGGCGCACGCCGACGCCCACGACCCGGCGACCTGCCCGCACAACCTCTGGCTCGACGTCACCGGCCTCGACACGGCCGACCGCACCGAGATGTGCCGCGACTGCGGCACCCACCGAGACGTGCCCCGGTGACGGCCGTCCCGGTCGAACTGGTCGGCGGCCGGTTCGACGGCCAGCGGTTCGCTGTGCCAGGCGACGAGTCCGCCGTCTTGACGTCACGGTGGCCAGCGCTTGCCACGACACCGCCATCTACCACCGCCGCGACTGCGCCAGCGACGACCAGACGTGGCGGTACGACCACCGATGATCGGGGAGTGAGCAACCGTGACGCTGCATCTACGGCCGGTTGACCTGCCGCTGCTCCGGCAGGAGGTGCTCGACCGAGTGACGGCAGAAGGCCCCGAAGTCTATGAGGCGGCCATCCGGTCGGGCAATCAGCGGGCTCGGCCGCTCCTGCCTCCGCCGGATGCTGCTGGGGTGCTCACTCGCGAAGAATGCGGGCGCCTCAGATCGGCCGAACTCTTCTACGTCGCGGCCCCGATGCTGGCGCTGGCCACCGCCGCGGCCGAGTCGCTGCCAACCTTCACGCTGACACCCCAGGATTTACCCGCCCCGACGGGGTTCCTTGTTTTCGAGACACCTGTCCTGCGGCACCGTCGTACGGCCATCGCCGCGCCGGTGGACCTGGCGGCCCTCGCCGCCGAGGGTGGCAATGAGGTCAATGCCGACGAAGCAGTGCTGATCTCGGCTATCTGCTGGGGATCATGGGCGGGCAACTGGTCCGGGGGTGGAGTCTGGATCACTTGGTACGCGGAGGTCGGCTCTGATCAGCCCGCCGTCGCGGCCGAAATGCGCCGGAAGTACGGCCGAGTCTTCATCGACCAGGAGACGCAGATCCCATTCACCGAGGACCAGCCCCTGCACGTGGGGCCGGATGCCTTTGCCAGAGCAACCGCAATCGTCAAGACCATCTGGCTCCTGATGCAACAGGCCGTGGGAGAGGTCGCTAGTGCTCCGTTCGACAGGGCCACACGCCGACGCATGGACCGCCAGAAGGTCGAGCAATCGGGGGTCCGCGTCATCAGCCTGCGCCGCCCGGTCGGCGCGCCCAGCGATGGTCAAGGCGACCACCGCGAGTGGCACCACCAGTGGGTCGTACGCGGCCACTGGCGGCGGCAGTGGCATCCGAGAGTGGGCCTGCACCGCCCAACCTGGATAGCACCGCACATCAAAGGCCCCGAGGGTGCGCCGATGCTCGGCGGCGAGAAGGTCTACAACCTTCAGCGTTGACCGTCCTCTGCGCCCAGCAGTCGCAGCAAGGCGGGTACCGGGATCAACGTCCGGACGCCGACCTTCACGCCCGGCACCTGTCCGTCGGCGATCGCACGCCGCAGCGTGCGCTCATCCACCTCGAACACATGCCGCGCCGCCTCCGGCACCCCGATGAACAGTCGGCCACGCAGATGGTCAAGATCCATCGAGCCATCCAAGCTGGGGCCGACCCGGCGCACCGCACGCGGCGGCAGCAATGAGCGATGATGACCACATGACGGACCAGCACGGCGGCTACCTCACCGCCAGCGACGTACGGGCCGCGATGGACGCGCGTAAGCCCGTCTACGTGCAGCTGCCCGACCTCGGCCCATGCAGGTACGACCGGAGCCACGACCTGTGGCGCAACACCGACGGACAGCCGGTCATCACCGCCGAGCTGCTCGCCCACCTGCACCCCGAGCTGGTGCCACCAGACCCGGACATCCTCGCCCGTCACCTCCCGCCGGGCGAGGCGCTGCGCATCGTCCGCGACCCGTGGCCGGCGATGCCGTGACCGAGGCCCTCGGCGACCTCACCGCCCACACCTGCGCGTCCTGCGGCGAGCAACCCGTCGGCCCCGGCGGCATCCTCTGCCCCGACTGCAAGACCCGCATCGAGGCCGGACTGCCCGGTGAACCCGCGTCAGACCCACCCGACTGACCATGACCGCCACCGTCCTGGAGCACGTGTACCGGCCACGCGGCTCAGCCAAGGCGCTGCTCGAATGCCGAGCCCCGCAGGTAGTCGTATCCGGGCCAGCAGGCACGGGTAAATCGAGGGCAGCACTGGAGAAAATCCACCTGCTGTGCCTGTTGAATCCGGGAATGCGTGCGCTAATTGTGCGCAAAACATCGGTGTCGCTCACCTCAACGGCATTAGTGACATACCGAGAGCACGTCGCAGTCGAAGCACCGGCCGCCGGCATCGTCGTATTCTACGGCGGCAGCAAGTCCGAGGCCGCGCAATACCGTTTCACCAATGGTGCCACCATCACCATTGGCGGTCTCGACAATCCCACAAAGATCATGTCATCGGAATACGACGTGGCGTTCGTTCAGGAAGCCACGGAACTCACCGAGGACGACTGGGAAAAGATCACCACGAGGTTGCGCAACGGCGTGCTCTCCTTCCAGCAGGTCATCGCCGACTGCAACCCCGACATCCCAACCCATTGGCTCAAGATCCGCTGCGACCGTGGCCAGACCACCGTGCTGGAGTCGAGGCACTGGGAGAACCCGCGCCTGTACGACGAGCACCTCGCGGACGACGGCGCGACCAGCTACACGCTCACCGAGTCCGGCACCGCCTACATGGCCATCCTCGACGCGCTCACCGGTGTCCGCCGGGCCCGACTCCGCGACGGCCTGTGGGTGGCCGCCGAAGGCATGATCTACGCCGGTGAGTGGGACCCCGCGATCCACCACATCCCGCGGTTCCCCATTCCCGACGACTGGCCCCGCTACTGGGTGGTCGACTTCGGCTACAACCACCCGTTCGTCTGCCAACGCTGGGCCGAGGACCCCGACGGCCGGCTGTACATGTACGGCGAGCGGTACCGCACCGGGCAGACCGTCGACGTGCACGCGGTAGGCATCATGGCCGCCGTCTCGAAGGCCGACCCGGACTACGTGCATCCCGAGGGCGAGGAACGCCTGGCGCACCACGGCCGGATCTGGACGGAGCCGCGGCCGCGTGCGCTGATCTGCGACCACGACGCCGAGGGCCGGGCGCAGCTGCGCAAGCAACTCGGCATGGCCACAACGCCCGCGATCAAGAAGGTGCTCGCCGGCATCCAGGCTGTGCAGAAGCGGCTCAGGCCAGCCGGCGACGGTCGGCCGCGGCTGGCGCTGCTGCGCGACTCGCTGGATCACGCGCCGGACGCGGCGCAGGCCACGGCGAAGCTGCCGACGTCCACGGCCGAGGAGCTGCCGGGCTACGTGTGGGCGATCAAGCCGGGCGGCACGCTCAAGGAAGAGCCGCACAAGGTCGGCGATGACGGGGTGGACGACATCCGCTATCTCGTCGCGTACAAGGACCTGAAGGGCCGGCTCCGCGCCGACCGCTCCCTGGGGTAGACACCGGCTTGGACCCCCCCGGAGCCGCAAGATTTCCTGTTAGGAGTGCGCTACAACGCGCCACGCAGGAGAATCTCCGGCAGCGCTGTTCGATAATCGGACACTTCTGTGCGACCATCGGCCACGTGACGGGCCGCGGTGTCTCCCTGCTCGGCCTCCTCCTGGGCAAGATCGCCAACCTCACCGCCGTCAGCCTGCTGCTGTGCATCGCCGGCCTCGTGTTCCTCAGCGTCGCCGCGTTCCGCTGGGACGAGACCGCCGGCTGGGCCACCATCGGTGCGTCGCTGCTGCTGCTTGAGATCCGCATCAACGCCCCCGCCCCGGCCGCGCCATGACGTCGCTGCTCGGCGCGATCGCCACCGCCGCCCGCCCACCGGCCCTCACCCAGCCGCGCAACGCCTCCCCGGTGCCGCTCACGACCAGCTTCGCCGGCGGCTTCGGCCGCATGATGGGCAGCTCAGGCACCGAGTCCCAGCTCCGCGCCATGGGCGGGGTCGGCACCCTCTACTCGGTCGTCAACCGCATCACCACCGCCACCGCCGCGGTCGACTGGCACCTGTACCGCAAGGCCAAGTCCGGCCTCGACGAGGACCGCGAAGAGGTCACGAGCCACGCGTGCAAGGACCTCGTCGAACAGCCCAACCCGCACACGAACCGGGCCGAGCTGATGGAGGCCAGCGGCCAGCACTTCGAGCTCACCGGCGAGGCACCGATCGTCATCGGCCGCCACGAACGGTTCCGCGCGCTGCCACTGGAGCTGTGGTCGGTTCGGCCCGACCGGATCGAGCCGGTGCCGGACCCCTACGAGTTCATCTCCGGCTACCTGTACCGCTCCCCGGACGGCCAGCGGCTACCGCTGGAGCTGGACGAGGTGCTGCGGCTGCTGACCCCGTGCCCGTGGGACCCGTACCGCGGCCTCGGGGTGGTGCAGACGATCCTGGTCGAGCTCGACTCGGCGCGCGCCACCGCCGAGTGGAACCGCAACTTCTTCCTCAACAGCGCCGAGCCCGGCGGCGTCATCGAGTACTCCGAAGTCCTCGAAGACGAGGACTTCAATCGGGCGACGAGGCGCTGGGCCGACCAGCACAAGGGCGTCCGCAACGCCCACCGCGTCGCCATCATCGAGGGCGGCAAGTGGGTCGACCGCAAGTACACCCAACGCGACATGCAGTTCGTCGAGCTCCGCCGCGCAGGCCGCGACACCATCCTCGAAGGCTGGGGCCTGGCCAAGGCCAGCCTCGGCATCACCGACGACGTCAACCGGGCGGCGTCGCTGGCCGCCAAGGCGCTGTTCGCCGAGGACATCGTCGTCCCCCGGCTGAAGCGGTGGCGGGCGCTGTTCAACCGGCTGCTCGCCATGTACGGCTCGACCGCGCGCGGCCTGGAGTGGGACTTCGAGAACCCGGTCCCGCCGGACGCCGAGGCGGTCGACCGCGAGCGCGACTCCAAGGCCACGGCGTGGGCCGCACTGGTCGCCCAGGGCGCCGACCCGAACGAGGCCGCCGACGCCGTGGGGCTGCCGCGCGGGCTGGTCATCGTCACGGCCGCGCCCCCCGCGCCCGTCCCGCCACCGGCCGCCCGCACCCGCGTCCACCGCGTGCGTGCTGCCGCGGCCGAGGCGGACGACCCCGACGCCGTCGACGAGATCGACCTGTCCCCGGTGCAGGCAGCCTGGGAGACGGCGGTTGCCGCGCTCCTCGCCTCGTTCGTCGGCGGCGCCCTCGTCGACTGGATCGACGCCCTCGTCGACCAGGTGCGGGACTGGGTCCGCAGCGGCGGCCGACTGGCCGACCTCCAGGTCGACCCCGACGACGCGGTCGACCTCGTCACCGACGCCCTCACCGACCTCGCGGACATCGCCGCCGGGCACGTCGTCGCCGAGGCCGCCGACCAGGACGTCGACCTCGACCCGGCCACCCCGACCCGGACCGTACTGAAGGAGCAGGCGCTCACCACAGTCGAACTACTCGGGCAGGTGTACGAGCTGTCCGCCGCCCGCGAGGCCCAGCGGGTGGCCGGCCCGGACCCGGACGCCGACGAGGTCGCCGACTTGGTGCGCACCCACCTCGAGGCCCTCACCACCGCGCAACCGGAGCAGCAGCTCGGTGCCGCCCTCACGTCGGCCCAGAACCAGGCGCGCGCGGCGACCCTCACCACCGGGCCGGTCGGCGCGATCTACGCCAGCGAGCAGATGGATCTCCGCACGTGCGGCCCGTGCCGGGAGATCCACGGCCGGTGGATCACCAACACCGACGACCTCGCGCCGCTGTGGCGGCTGTACCCCGGTCCCGGCTACGTCGACTGCAAGGGCCGCAGCTATTGCCGCGGCTCTTTTGTTGGCGTGTGGCGCAAGGGCAGAGAGGACGCCGCATGACCGACGAGAAGCACACCGCCGGCCCCGTCGATAGCCCGCCCACCTTCCCTGGCGAGCTGCGCGGTGGCGCCTTCGTCCGCCGCCCCGGCCACCCCGCGGTCCGGTCCGTTCCGGTCTGCCGGCCCGGCGACGAGAGCCCCGCCCCGTACTCGCCCGGCGAGGCCGGACCCGAGCTGTTCACCACCTGCTCCGTCGACGACTGCGGGCGCACCACCGTGCCGTGGGGCGACGGCACCTGCGGAGGCCACCCGTGAACCGACCACCGACGCCCGCCATTGACCGCGCCCTCATGGCGTCGGTGTGGCAGCACCTGCGCAACCGCGACCAGCGCCCCAAGGCCGACCTCCCCGAAGGCCGCGGCCAGCTCCGCGTCACCGACGAAGCCGGTGTCGTCGAGATCTACCTGTACGACGAGATCGGCTACTGGGGCGTCACCGCCACCGACTTCGTCCAGACCCTGCTCAACATCCAGGCCGTCAAGATCGTGCTGCACATCAACTCGCCGGGTGGCGAGGTGTGGGACGGGCTCGCGATCTACAACGCCCTGTGCGACCACCCCGCGGCGATCGAGGTCAAGGTCGACGGCATCGCCGCCAGCGCCGCGAGCTTCATCGCCCAGTGCGGCGACACGGTGGCGATGAACCGCGGCGCCACGATGATGGTCCACGACGCGTCCGGGTACTGCTTCGGCAACGCCGCCGACATGACCGAGCACGCGGTGCTCCTCGACCGCACCAGCGACACCATCGCCGGCATCTACGCCGCCCGCGCCGGCGGCACCGTCGACGCCTGGCGCGAGGCCATGCGCATCGAGTCCTGGTACTCGGCCGCCGAGGCCGTGACGGCCGGTCTGGCCGACACGGCGGTGCCGGAGAAGACGACCGCCCCGGCCGGCGCCCCGGCGGCCCGGTTCGACCTCGCCCTGACCAGCTTCCACTTCGCCGGCCGGGCCCAAGCGCCGCGGCCGCCGATGCCCGGCCGCGCACCGGCCAACCAGCTACCCGTTGCGCCCACCGAGGACGGCCCCGGGCCGGCGGCTGGCGCCGAGCCCATCGCCATCCCAGACCCGACGCCGGTAGCACCGGCACCCGCAGACCCGACCCCGGAACCCACCCCGCCCGCCGCTGCCGCCGGCGACAGCGACCACGAGTTCCAGGTCGACGCATTCCGCGCGGCCCTCAGCACCGCGTTCGCACTCACCACCCAGAAGGAGGCGGCACTGTGACCGCAACCGATGTCATCCCGACCAGTGCCGCCGAGCTCGAGGAGATGCTCCTCGACAAGGACCGGATGAAGCCCATCGCCAAGGACCCGGCGCTCTACACCGAGTTCATAAAGGCGTACGCCAACGCGCAGCAGTCCCTGTCCGCGCTCGCCGAGGCCAAGGTCGAGTTCCAGCGGTTCCAGGCCGAGTGGCTCCGCGACCACGGCCAGACCGACGAGGTGAAGCGCCTCAACCTGGCCGCCACCGTCGACCGCACGGCCGGCCGGGGCAAGCACTACAACCCCGAAGCCCCGGGTGCCGCGATCGACGGCAAGTTCAAGAACCTCGGCGACCTCACCGCGGCCCTGTACCGGGAACGCAACGGCGTCCAGGAGGCGCAGCAGCGCCTCGGGCAGATCCGCAACGACTTCTCCTCGGTGGTCCCGTCGGACGGCGGGTTCCTCGTGCCGGAGGAGTTCCGGGCGCAGCTCATGGAGATGGCGCTGGAGACGGCGATCGTGCGGCCCCGGGCGCAGGTCATCCCGATGGCGGTGCCGCGGGTCAAGATCCCGTTCGTCTACGCCACCTCGAACGCCTCTTCGGTGTTCGGCGGGTTCGTGGGTTACTGGACGGAGGAGGCGGCCGAGCTCGTTGCCTCGTCGATGAAGTTCGGGTCGATCACCCTCGACGCGAACAAGATCACGCTCTACACCGAGGTCCCGAACGAGCTGCTGCGCGACTCGCCGATCTCGGTCGACGCGATGCTGCGCAAGAACATGCCCGGTGCACTGTCCTGGTTCGAGGACGTGGCGTTCCACCGTGGTACCGGCGTCGGTGAGCCGCTCGGGTACCTGACCGCCGGCAACACCGCACGGGTGACGGTGGCGAAGGAGACTGGGCAGGCGGCGAACACCATCGTGTTCGAGAACGTCGTGAAGATGTTCGCGCGGATGCTGCCGTCGAGCCTGTCCCGCGCGGTGTGGATCGCCAACATCAACACGATCCCGGAGCTGGCCACCATGGCCCTGTCCGTGGGTACCGGCGGCGGCCCGATCTGGGTGCAGACCGCCAAGGACGGCCTCCCGTTGACGCTGATGGGCCGTCCGATCGTGTTCACCGAGAAGGCGGACACGCTCGGCACCGCCGGCGACCTGAACTTCGTCGACCTCGGCTACTACCTGATCGGCGACCGGCAGCAGATCGAGCTCGCCACCAGCGAGCACATCAAGTTCAACCACGACACCACGGCCTACCGGGCGATCGAGCGCATCGACGGCCGCCCCGGCATGAAGACCGCGATCACCCCGCACAAGGGCGCCGACGCGCTGTCCCCGTTCGTCAGCCTCGCGCCGCGGGCCTGATCCACCAGCGCGGGGTCGGCACTGAACCCCCGGTCCCGCGCCATCCCGCTCGGCAGTGAAGCCCCGAGCGGAGAAACGGAGTACCGATCATGGGAATGGAAGCGCTCGGGCGCCTCTTCAACCTGTGCCACACGGCCGACAACGTCTACGTCAACCTCGTTGACGCCGGCGCGGTGTCCTTCATCTGTCAGTTGGACGCCGGCGACACGTTCACGGTCACCGAGGCGACTGCGCTGGGCGGCACCGGCGCGCAGGTGCTGACCACGGTCACCCAGTTCTACAAGGCGTCGAAGGCCGGTACCGGCACCTGGACCAAGGTCACCCAGGCCGCGGCGTCCACGGTGGTCACGTCCGACGCCGTCGTCGCGGTCTTCACGATCCGCGGTGAGGAGCTGTCCGACGGCTACAGCTTCGTCAAGGTCGCCAGCACCAGCACCGGCACCGTCATGGCGGTGCTGCACGACCTGAAGACGCAGCGGACCCCCGCGAACCTGCCGGCGGTGTCGGCATGAGCGTCATCATCCAGGGCGACCAGGTCCGCACGATCCTGCTCGGCGTCCGCGTGCACCGGCCCACCGAGGCGCTGCCGGCCGACGCCGCCACCGACGCGCTGTTCACCATCGCCGGCGGCCGGGTCATCCTCACGTCGCTCGTGGGCCGGGTCACCACGGCGCTGCAGGCGCAGGCCAACGCGGTCAAGCTCAGCTACGACCCCACCGCCGCGGGCACCACGTTCGACCTGTGCACCGCGGTGGAGACCAACGGCGACGCGGTCGGCCAGACGTACTACATCGCCGGCGACGTCGGCACCCCCGGTGGCCTGCTCGTCGGCGGCGCCGTGGGCCAGGCCAACCCGGTGTTCCCCAAGCCGCTGCTGCTCGACGCGGGCTCGATCCTCGTCGACTGCGCGGACGGCGGCACCGGCTCCGTCGAGTGGACCGTGACGTACATCCCGTACGACAACGGCGCGTCGCTCGCGGCGGCCTGACCCGTGTTGTGGATCTGCCGCGGGTGCACCGCGGCCTACTCGGTGGGGGCGCCGCGCTGTCCGCAGTGCGGCAGCTCCGACCACTACGAGCAGGGAAGCGAGGACGAGGCAATGCCGAAGATCTCGAGGGAGAACGGGCCGAGCGACGCAACCACGTATCCGCCGGCCGACCTCGAAGAGGACACCAGCGGGGCGTACGAGGCGGCGCGTCAGCGGCACGCCGCTGGCCACGCGTCACCTGCCGACCACGCGTTCCTCCTGTCCCACAAGCCGGCCGTCGAGGACGTCGGCGACGCGGACGTGCCGCTCGGTGTGGTCGGTGAGTCCGGCCCGGAGCTGGTCGACCTGCCGGGCGGCGCGCGGGCCCTGCCGCCCATCGAGGACGGCCACCCGGAGCGCGTGCTCGAGGGCGACGGCGAGCCGAGCGAGGGCGTGGAGCTGCCGGCGGACGGTGTCGAGCGCGAGGTGACGCTGGACGGACCGGAGACGGTCACCGCGGGCGTGTCGATGGTCGACGAGTTCGACTACGACGGCCAGACGGTGGACTGGCTGCGGTCCCACCTGAAGGACCGGGGCCTGTCGACGTCCGGGAACAAGGCCGAGCTCGTGTTGCGCCTGCAGGCCGACGACCGGGAGAACGCCCGCCCGGCCGACGCCGAGGGTGTGGACGGGACCGAGCGCTCGTGACCCGCGCGAAGTTCTACTGCGGATCGAGTGAGAACGTCGGGCAGCCGACGGACACGACTCGGAAGTACGTCTTCACGGCCGTCACCGGCGACGGCGTGCCGGAGGACGAGAGCTACCACCGGTACACGCCGAACGGCCGGTTGGAGTTGTGCGTGGACAACCCGGCTGTCGAGTTCGAGGTCGGCGCCAGCTACTACCTCGACTTCACCAAGGCCGACTGACCAATGTCGTGGGAGCAGCTGCGGGACATCTACCGGGAGGCCGCCGACCTGGCGACAGAAGCGGCGGCCTCCCCGCCCGTGGCCTGCCCCAACGACGGCGAGCCGCTGCGGACCGGCCCGGACGGGCGGCTGTTCTGCCCGTTCGACGGATGGAGACCCGACTAGCTATTCGCATTACCGACAACTGAATGCAATTCCCGATCCCGGCCATTCATCGGCCTAGGACAGAAAGCGAGTCGAGGGAGTGGGTGTGCGTACTTATCCGAAGCAGCGGCGCAGCGCGCCCTGCCCTGAGGGTTGCGCGTGTGGCAAGCATCGCTCGCGACCACATAGTGCCGAGACGCGGCAGAAGCTCAGCGAGGCGGCCAAGGCGCGCGGGTACAACCACCGCGCCAACTGCGCCTGCGTCTGGTGCGGACCCAACCCTGCAACCACGCGGCACGGCGATACCTCGCGCGTCCGCAGCACCCCCGAATACTTGGCATGGCAGAACCTCCGAGCCCGTTGCACGAACCCCAATCACCCCGGATGGAAGAACTACGGCGGCCGGGGTATCACGGTGTGCGAGCCGTGGGCATCGTTCGCGTCCTTCCTCGCTGACATGGGTCGACGGCCCGGCCCCGAGTACTCCATCGACCGGATCGACAACGACGGCAACTACGAGCCGGGTAACTGTCGGTGGACGACGCGAGACGTGCAGGCGGCAAACAAGCGCCCTCGGAGGGCGGCAGCATGAGGGCTCCGTCCTACACGAGCCGCGAGCAGGTGAAGGCCGCCACCGATCAGGCGGAAACCGCTCGCTCGAACACGCGGGTCGACGCCGCCATCGAGTCCGCCTCACGGACGATCGAGCGCAAGATGCACCGCCGGTTCTATCCGTGGACCGGCACCCGCACCCTCGACTGGCCCCCGGACCAGCGGTCCCGTTCGCACGTGCTGTGGCTCGGCGAGGACGAACTGCTGTCCGTGAGCGCGCTGACCGCCGGTGGCGTGACCATCCCGCCCGGCGACTTCTTCCCGCGGCCGGACAACGCCACCCCGTACGACCGGCTGGAGATCAACCTCGCGGGCGGGTCGGCGTTCGGCGCGGGCGACACCTCGCAGCGGGCGGTGTCCATCGCGGGCGTCTTCGGCTACTGCGACGACACCGTGGCCGCCGGCGCCCTGGCCGAGGGACTGGACGTGTCGGAGACCGCGGTCGACGTGACCGACAGCGCGGCGCTCGGTGTCGGTGACCTGCTGATGGTGGGCGCCGAGCGGCTGCTCGTCACCGGCAAGACCATGCTGTCGACCGGGCAGACGCTGCAAGCGCCGCTCACCGCGAGCGTGGCCGCCCAGACGGTGGCCGTCACCACCGGCTCGGCCTACGCCGCCGGGGAGACGCTCCTCCTCGACGCCGAGCGGATGCTCGTCGTCGACATCGCCGGCAACAACCTGATCGTCCAGCGCGCCCACGACGGCAGCACGCTGGCCGTGCACACCGGCTCCACCATCTACGCCCCCCGCACCCTCACCGTCGAGCGCGGCGCGGTGGGCACCACCGCGGCGGCGCACGACACCGCGACCGCGGTGCGTCGGCACCTGCCGCCCGGCCCGATCAGCACGCTGGCGCTGGCGATCGCGGTGTGCGACCTGCAGCAGCAGGCCGCCGGCTACGCCCGCTCCGCCGGGTCCGGCGACAACGAGAGGGAGACCGCCGCACGCGGGCTGAAGCAGGCGTGGCTCGACGCCGACCCCTACCGCCGCAAGGCGAGAGGGCCGTGGGTCATATGAGCGTCATCGAGATCGACATGGACGGGCCCCTGTTCGACGGCCGCGCCCTGATCGCCGTCGAGGACTTCCTCGACGAGGCCAAGGACGAGGTCGCCGCGCAGGGCCTGGCCGAGGTGCACCTCATCCTCGACCGCTCCATCCGGAACCCGACCCCGTACTACGAGACCCAGGTCAACGTCAGCAACGTGGGCACCGACCGGGTCATCAACGACCGGGATGTGATTTACGGGAATTGGCTGGAAGGAACAGGGTCACGGAACGCGACCACTCGGTTCAAGGGGTACTTCGCGTTCCGGATCGCCCACCAGCAGTTGGAGCAGCAGGCCGGTCCGCTCGCCGAGCGGGTGCTGCCGCCTTACCTGCGGCGCATGGGTGGTGACGGCTAGATGGCCACCGCATGGACCGGCCCCGACCCGTCCGAAGCCGCCGACGGCTCCGACTACGAACTCGGCGTCGAGTACCTGGCCAACGACGACATCACGATCACCCACGTCCGGGCGTGGACCGGCGCCGGCGAGGTGGGCGTTGGCAACCGCCGCGGGCGGATCTGGTCCACAGCCGGTGCACAACTGGGGATAGCCACCCTCCCGGATGATCTGCCGACCGGATGGTCCGAGCACGCCCTCGACGCGGCGGTGGTGCGCACCGCCGGGCAGCGGTTCGTCGTGTCGTACTCGACGGGCGGCAACTACGGGGCGCTCGCGAACGCCCTCGACACGGCGGTCGACTCTGCCGACGGGGCCGTCACCGCGGTCGCCGGCCCGGACGGGACGCACGGCAACGGCTCGTTCAACGGCACCCCTGGCCAGTTCCCGACCAACGGGTCCGGCAACAACGCGTTCTACGGCGTCGACGTCGTCTACGACCTGGGCATCGAGGGCAACACCGCGCCGACGATCACCCAGCTGACCGCCACCGCAGCGGGGGCGGTGGTCACCGCAGTGGTGGTGGCCACCGACGACCAGACCCTCGTCGGCGCGTCGTACCGGTACGAGTGGGGCGACGGCACCGACAGCACGTCCGCGTCGACCACCGCGCAGCACACCTACGCCGCGTCGGGGACGTACGCGGTGATGGTGTCGGTGACCGACGCCGGCGGCCTGTCCGACCACGCCGCCGTGCCGGTGCAGATTGTGGTGCCGGCCGGCGACCTCGGCGCGCTGGACTCCGGCGCGATCATTGAGGCAGTCCGATCACACGCGCTCGCGTCGGGAGAGTTCGAGCAGGCGCCGGGGTACGAGCCCAAGTCGAAGCCAGGCCGCGGCCTGACCTGTGCGGTGTGGGTGCAGCGCGGCCCGGCTCCGACAGCGCGGACGTCCGGTGCGGCAGCGACCAGCGCACGCCTGATTCTGAACGTGCGGGTCTACACGAACATGATCTCCGACCCGCAGGACGAGATCGACCCGCGCGTCGTCGCCGCCGTCGACACGCTGATGACCGCCTACAACGGCGACTTCACCCTCGGCGGCCTCGTGTCCTATGTGGACATTCTCGGCATGCACGGCGTGCTGCTCGACGCGGTGGCCGGCTACCTCCAGCAGGACGGCGCGATCTTCCGCGTCATGACCATCACCCTGCCCGTGATCATCGAGAACGCCTGGGAGCAGGTCGCATGAGCACCAACGAACCAGTGGTCACGGTGACGCCGACTCTCGCGGACGGCACCGTCGTCCGCTGGCACCTCAGTGTCCGGGCCGCCACGAACATGAGCGCGGTGGTCAGCGCCTCCCGCCGCGGGGTGGCGGTGCACACCACCTACCTGCAGGAGGTGCCGGCCGACTGGCTCGCCGCGGCGACCGCGGCGTACGAGCAGCTGGTCAGGGATCCGGGCGCGGGCCTCGGTCACCTGGCGACGCACCGGAACAGCGTCGTCAGCAACGGGCCGCTCGTACCGGTCGAGCGGGAGGCCGACCGTGGCGAAAAGTAGTGGCCTCGGTGACCGCCTCTTCTACGCCGGGTACGACGTGTCCGGCGACATCGGTTCGCTGTCGCGGATCGGCGGCGGCCCGGCCGCGATGGACGTCACCGACATCACCCAGTCCGGGTTCGGCCGCATCGGCGGCAAGTTCGACGCCGCGATCGAGTTCAGCGCCTACTTCAACCCGGACGCCGACCGCGCGCACGACCGGTTCTCCCCACTCCCCACCGGGCACCAGGCCCTGACGTACTGCCGCGGCACCACGCTGGGCGGCTCCGGTGCTGGGCTGCGCGCCAAGCAACTCGGCTACGACCCCACCCGCGCGCAAGACGGCGGGTTCACCTTCAACATCGCCGCCGCGGCATCCGACGGCACCGGCCTGGAATGGGGCCGGCAGCTCACCGCCGGGACCCGCACCGACACCGGCGCCACCACGGGCAGCAGCGTCGACCTCGGGTCAGCCTCACCGGGCGCGTTCGGCCTGGTCGCCTACCTGCAGGTGTTCGCGTTCACCGGCACCGACGCCACCATCAAGATCCAGGCGTCGTCCGACAACGCGGTCGGCGACCCGTTCGCCGACGTGGTCGGCGGAGGGTTCACGGCGCTGGCCGCCGGCCGCACCGCCCAGCGCATCCAGACCGCAGCCATCGACGTCGAGCGGTACCTGCGGGTCGTCACCATCACCACCGGCGGGTTCTCGTCGCTGGCGTTCTCGGTGGTGGCCATCCGGTACGACACCGAGATGGAGTTCTGATGCGGCCCCTGACGCGGGCCGACCGGCTGTTGCTGCCCGCGGCGGCGTACCGGACGTACGGCATCGCGGCGCCGGCCGAAACCCACCACCGCCCAGCGACGTGCGCCGAAGTGGACTGCGCGGCGCACCTGCACGGGTGGGTGACCACGGTCGACGAGGCGACCGACCTGGGGCAGCGGCAGGCGCATCACATTCGGTCGGCCGCCGGGCGGGGCTACCGCGAGGATCGGACAGCGGCGGGCCTGACCGCGTTCACGTTCCCGCCCGGTCAGCGGTGCTTCCGCCAGCACCGGACCCGGGTCGATCGGCCGGAGCTGTTCTACGTCCGCGGCGGCGACTGGCGCGGCAACCCGACCGGCGAGACGTACCAGCACACCCGACCGGCTGACTGGGTCGACGACTTCGCGCACAACCTCGACCGAGTGCGCACCGCACAGGAGCGTGGCTAATGCCGGCGTTGTCTCGGCCGCCGGTTGGCGGTCTGTTCTTTCGGTGTCGCCCACCGGCAGTTGCCCGGCTCGTAGTTGCCGTCGTTGTCGATGCGGTCAAGGGTTCGGCCCTCGGGACGTGGCCCCATATCGTCCAGGAACGCTTCGAAACTGCGCCACCGCCCGCACACGGTGATGCCGCGGCCGCCGTAGTTCGGGTAGCTAGCACAGCGGGAGTCATCGACCCGCCAGAGCATCGACATCCACGAACGCCACGTGCTGTAGTTCGACCGCTCCCGAGGTGTCCGCACCGACCGCGTCGGAGCCTGGACGGCCCGCTTGGCCTTGATCTTGGATCGGGCCTCGTCGGTGTGGGTGCGGCCTGCCATCCCATGAGCGACGCGGCCGTTGTGCCCGGTCACGAACTTGCTGACCCGGTTGCGGCGCTCGTCGACGGCGGCGTACTCGCCGCACCCGCAGGCGCAGAGCAGAGGCTGGAGGGGAGCCCGGTTCTTCTCACGTCGCTTCGCCTCGGAGATGCGCTGCCTGGTCTCTTCGGTGTGACGAAACCCCTTGTCAGGCATGACGCCAAGTATACCAACCTAGGGAGATGACGCCATGAGTAAGGAGTCGGGGCTTGGCTGGGCCACATTCTCTGTGGACACCAGTGCCGGTGCAGCGAAGGCGATCAAGAACGACATCACGAACTTCCAGTTCGCGACACCACGGGCGGTTCAGGACGTCACCGGTGTGGACAAGTCGGCGATGGAGCGGCTGCTCCTGCTGGCCGACTTCTCCGTCACCCCGAACGGGGTGTTCAACGACGAGACCGACTTCAGCCACGACGTGTTCAAGACCGTCCCGTCGACGTCCGTGGCGCGGACCGTGACCCTCACCGTGTCCGGGCAGACTCTCGCGAACGAGTGCCTGTTCACGGACTACGCGCTCACCCGCGCTCAGGACGGGTCCCTCACCTGGACCGCCCCGGGTGTGCTCGCCAGCGGCGTCGTGCCCACGTGGGCGTGACCGACGACGCCCCGGCCGGGGTTCGACTGCCGCGCACGGTGTTCGTGCTGCGGTTCGACGACGGCGACCTCGCCGGGCAGGTCGTGCGGGCCCGGTCGACGAGCGCCGGCGGCGAGGTGGACATCGCGATGGCGGGGGAACGGCCGCCCACCGACGTGGTGCTGACCGGCAGTGAGCAGGCGGACCGGGTGTACCGGCTGTTCCGGGCGTTCGCCCGGTCGCTGCTGTCGTGGACCCTGCTCGATGACGAGACCGGCGACCCGGTGCCGGCCACCTTCGAGGGTCTGCTGTCGCTGGACTTCGGCCACGCCACCCACATCACGTACGCCTGGCTCGACGCGGTCGGCGCCGCAGCACAGGCCGACGAGGACCGGGCCGCCGCCGAGGCCGACCTGCAGCTGCCTGTCGAGGCCCTCACCGGCGTGGCGCTGGGCTGACCCATGGCCAATGTCGTCGAGATCGTCGTCAAGTCCAAGGACCAGTCCGGTCCTGGGCTGGCTTCTGGCGAGCGGAATCTCGACGCATTCGCGAAGACCGGGGTCAAGGCCGGTGACGCGGTCGCCGGGTCGATGGAGAAGATGGCCGACAAGGTCGGCGTCGCGCAGAAGCGGGTGTCTGCGGCGCTCGACGCGGAGGCGGAGTCGCTGGCCGAGGTGATGCGCGCGTCGGACCAGCTCGATTTCGAGCGGATCGGCGGTGACACCGACAAGCTGACTGCCGCGCAGAAGCGCCTCGACGAGGCGTTGCGGAAGCAGGCCAAGGCCAGCAAGGACGCGGAGAGCGCCGCGGCGTCACTCGGCCAG